GGGTATGGATGACTACTGCGTCCAGAAGCGTATCTATGGAAAGCCGGAGCAGATGGTCTGTGTGTGCGATGAGACTGGCGTAAGGTGCTCCTATAATGTAAGTTTGAATTAAGCAACCCTTTAAGGGCTGTCCTTTGTGGGGCGGCCCTTTCTATATTCCTCTGTAGCTCAGTTGGTAGAGCGGTAGGTTGAAGCCCTACGCTTGCGGCGGTTCGGCTCCGTCCCGAGGCACCACAATCTTAAAGAAAGCGAGGTGGCTTTGATGCCAAGAAAGACGAAACAGAATGATATCACAAGCCCTGAGCTTTTGCGTCAGGTCAACCCGGACAATATGCGCCTGAAACAGGACTTTCTGGATTATCTGAGGTCTGTTCAGCGCAGTCCAAAAACGATTGCCGGGTACGATAACGATATCGACATTTTCTGGGTATGGAACTTGACCCACAATAACAACAAGTTCTTCCCCAAGATTACAAAGCGGGATTATGCGTCCTATCAGAGCTGGCTTATCAATGAGAACGGAAACTCTCCGGCTCGGGTGAGACGCTTGAAATCCGCTATCTCCTCCATGAGCAACTTTGTGGCGAATATGCTGGATGACGAGGACGAGTTCAAAGACTTTCGTTCCGTCGTTCGCAAGGTAGAGAATCCGGCTATGCAGCAAGTCAGAAAGAAGACCGTGTGGAGCGATGAAGCTCTGGACGAGCTGCTTGGCAGGCTGACTGAAAGCGGCCAGCATAAAAAGGCTTGCGCTGTTGCGCTTGCAATGTGCAGCGGTAGACGCAAGGCCGAGCTGTGCCGGTTTCGTATGGACGATTTCAGGGAAGAGAATCTTGTCTGCGGCGGTGCGCTTTATAAGACGAGCGAGCCTATCCAGACCAAGGGGTTTGGCCTTGGCAAGTTCATTCACTGCTATACGTTGGCAAAGAAGTTCCAGCCGTTCCTTGATGCCTGGATGAATCAGCGCAAGGAGCTCGGTGTTGAGAGCGAGTGGCTGTTCCCTGCCGCTGGCAGTCCCAGTGAGCAGATGGGCGACACCACGCTGAATAGCTGGGCGAACACGTTCAGCCGTATGACGGGCGAAGATTTTTACTGGCATAGTCTTAGGCACTACTTTACCACGCACCTTGCCAAGCTCGGTCTGCCGGATAATGTTATCCAGGAAATCGTTGGATGGGAGTCGGCGGATATGGTGCGGGTCTACAAGGATATGAGTGCGGAGGAGCAGATTTCTCAATACTTCGATGAGAACGGAGAAATCAGGTCGGATGCGCAGAAATCCCTGGCAGACCTCTGAGTAAAGGAAGGTGTAAAGGATGAAGGTTAAAAGGGCTGATTTGATTCAACAGCTTGCCGATGAGTACGGCTATACCAAAAAGAAGGCAGCTAATATCGTGGATGATTTTACCTCGCTTATTATCGACAATCTTGAGCGGGGTAACTCCATCCTTGTTCGCAACCTTGGGTGCTTCGACCTCCTGGTGAGGAAAGAGAGAAGCTGCCCAAACCCTGTGACTGGTGAGAAGGTTGTTATCCCCGAACACTATATTCCCCGCTTCTACCCCAGTAATCGTATGCGCATCGCTGTGAAGAAGTGGGAGGACAATGTGAAAAGGGGGTTGGCGTAAGTGGCAGAAGCACCGAGAAGGCGCAGTCAGGAAAAGGCGTCAGCCCCCACTGTTAGTACACAAAAACACTACTGCTGCCGCTGTGGTACGGCGTACAGCCGCAAAAAGGGATTCTTCCCTGTGAGCCACAGTCCGATGTATCGTGGCTCTGGCTATCTTCCATTCTGCGTTGAGTGTGTGGATGAGATGTACGACCAGTACGTCCAGGAACTTGGCGATGCCAAAGAGGCGATGCGCCGTATGTGTATGAAGATGGATTTGTACTGGAGCGAGAGTATCTATACCATAGTCGAACGTTCGGCGGGAACGAACTCCAGAGTCCGCAACTACATCGGCAAAACGAACATCGTTCGATATATCGACAAGACGTTCGACGATACTATCGAAGAGGAAGTCGCCACAGGCGGCGGAGCAGGCTATGCTTTGCCCGTTGCTCAGGAGGAAGAGATTCCTACGGAGGATGACACCCCAACCGACCAGGCCATCATCGACTTCTGGGGTGCTGGTTTCCAGCACGATTTTTACATGGAGCTGGAACGCCGGTATGACAACTGGACTGGCGGCGAGGAGAAGGCAAAGAACCTGCAGCCAGCAGAACGAGCCCTGTATCAGCAGATTTGTATGCAGGAGGCAATCATCAGCCGGGCGGCTGCCGCAGGCGACCCCACCGATAAAGCGGTCAATACACTGAACAATCTTCTTGGCAGCATGAACCTGAAACCGGCCCAGCGAAAGGAGAACGCCGATGTTGAGCTGGATAAGATGCCGCTGGGTGTTGGCATCCAGAAGTGGGAGTACAGCAGGCCCCTCCCCGAGACACCAAAAGAGAGTCGGGATATTCGGGGCGTAATCAAAAATATTACCACATGGTATCTTGGCCACGCCTGCAAGATGGTCGGCTTGAAGAACAGCTACTGCAAGGCATATGAGGACGCTATGGAAGAGCTGCGAGTAAAGCGTCCAGAGTATGATGAAGAAGATGATGACTCTATGCTGAGCGACATCTTCAATGGCAGCGGCGGCGTAGATGGTGAAGAGTAATGGCAACTGAAGAGAAGTCCCGGCGCGAACGAGTCATTGAGGGTATGGCAATCTGGGGCAGCTACTACAGGGAGAATTTTGACCTCTTTGTAGAGGAGTATTTGCAGCTCGACTTCTTAAAGTGGTTCCAGACCATGCTTCTTGTGATGATGAACAGAAGCCGCGTGTTTCTGTGGATTGCCGCTCGTGGTATGGGTAAATCTTTCCTTATCGCAATCTTCGCTGTGGCCCGGTGTATTTTGTACCCTGGCACAAAGGTTGTTATCACCTCTGGCACCAGAGGGCAGAGTATTAACGTCCTGGAGAAGATACAGACGGAACTGATGCCCGTATCCCCGAACTTGTGCAACGAAATTGACATGGCCAAAACGAAATTTTCCGGGCAGGATGCGAAGGTCATGTTCAAAAATTCGAGTTATATCAAGGTGGTTACAGCCTCTGATAACGCCCGAAGCAACCGTGCGAACATCCTGATTGTGGACGAGTTCCGCATGGTGAAGAAAGACACCATTGACACGGTTTTGAAGAAGTTCCTGACCAGCCGCCGGATGCCTCCCTACAAGGATTTGACCGACGCAGAGCGGAAGGTGGAATATGCGAAGGAGCCAAACAAGTCGTGCTTCCTGTCCTCTGCATACTTCAAAGACCACTGGTCGTTCAACAAGATGCTCGACACATTTAAGCTCATGTTGGACGACTCTAAGACAGATTTCGTTTGCGGGTTCCCATACCAGCTCTCTGTGCAAGAAGGACTTTTGTTCTCTGAGGACGTGGAGAGCGATATGCTGGAGTCCGATTTCAATGAAATCAAGTGGTCAATGGAGATGGAGGCCATGTGGTTCGGCGACGAGGACGGAGCCTTTTTTGATTTTGACTCCATTTCAAAGAACCGCCGAATCAAGTATGCGATGCTGCCGGACAAGCTGTCCGGTCTGCTTGGGAATAACCAGAAGGTGAAGATTCCCCAGAAGCAAAACGGAGAAAAACGCATTTTGTCTGCTGACGTTGCTCTGATGTCGAGCAGTAAGCACAACAACGACGCTACGGCTATCTTTATCAACCAGATGCTTCCGTCCAAAGGAGGACGCTATACAAATAACATTGTATACAGCGATTCCTATGAAGGTCTGCACACAGAAGACCAGGCTCTGGTTATCCGACGGCTGTACGATGAGTATCTGTGCGACTACATTGTGCTGGACTGTACCGGCCTTGGCCTTGGTGTTTACGATGCGCTTGTGCGCGACATCGTTGACCCTGATACTGGGGAAGTGTATCCAGCTTTGTCCTGTTGTAACGACCAGGAGATGGCGGCACGATGCACAACGACCGGGGCGGATAAGGTCATTTGGTCTATCAAGGCTTCTCCGAAGCTGAACTCTGACTGTGCGGTTCTTCTGCGCGAGGGATTCAGAAGCGGCAAAATCAGATTGCTGATGACGGAATATGACGCCGACGTTGTTATGTCGGAAATCAAAGGGTATAAGTCCCTATCTCCATCCGAAAAGGTAAAGCTGCAAATGCCGTATGTTCATACGACGCTGCTCATCAATGAGCTGGTCAAACTGCAACATGAGGAGTCCGGCGGTCGTGTGCGTGTGTACGAACGGTCTGGTATGCGGAAAGACCGCTACTCCAGCCTAAGCTATAACTACTATGTGGCGCTCCAACTGGAAAGCAAATTGGGCAAGCAGAGAAGTAACAACTTTGAGTCCAATATGTTCCTGTACAGGCCACCCAAAGTCAAATAAGAAAGGCGGTGATTACAACGAGTGAAGGAAATAAGATTGACGGTATGATTGGTATTTCTGAGCGTTTTGCGCTGCTTAACCGGCTGATTACGCGGGACGTAAACAACAACACAAACGCGCCGACGTTTTCGCTGTACTCCAAGGATGAAATCACTACATACCTTGCCAATCCCTACCAGTATGAGAAACAGCTTCGTCGAGCGGTTACATACATCTATGGCGCAAGTTCCCATTTCCGAAGGCTCATCCAGTATTTCACCGGCCTTTCCGATTTGTCATTTGTCGTATCGCCATATCGCATCGACCCCTCCAGCGCAAACATCAAGTCTATCAATCGGAACTACCGAAAGGTATTGAACGCAATGTCCGCCATGAATGTGCGGACACAGTTCCCG